TCATACGGCAGCAGATGTTGAAATGTATTTGAGCGAAATGCTCATTAATTTTAAAAATAGACTTCTTTCAATTCCAAATAAAGTTGCAATCCAAGTTATGGGTGAGAACGATATAAATAGGATCATCAAGCTGTTGACAGAGGAACTAATAGATACATTGGAAGAGCTATCAGAATATAACCCGGATACGATAAATAAAGAAAGTCCTTCTGAATATGACAATGACGATGAAGATGAAGACGATGATGACGATGATGAAGACACTTCGGAAGGAAATGAAGATGATATCTCCTTAATGTAAAGTAGGTGGGAAGGTGAGCAACTATAAACTAAGATCAAGACAAAAAACAGCAAATCTATTCCGGAGGACACTCAAAAGATGTCTATCAAAACCGGAGCAGTTGTCAGTAAGTGAATGGGCAGAAAAATATCGTGTACTGGATGAGTCCAGCAGCTTGCCGGGTAGATGGTCTAATGATGTAACACCTTACTTAGTTGAAATAATGGATTGTTTTAATGATCCGTATATAGTTTATATAAATTTCTGTAAGCCGACACAGGTTGGTGGTACAGAAGCACTCATTAATATGTTGGGATGGGTTATTACTCAGAATCCTTCACCTACAATGATTGTATATCCAACCGATGATCTCGCAAAAGATATATCCACTGAAAAATTACAACCAGCATTTAATAAGAGTCCTATTTTAAAAGAAAAGTTTTATAAAAACTCTTCTAAAGAATTAAAACTGAAATTCAGTGGTATGACATTGTATTTAAGAGGTGCGAATTCACCAAGTAAACTTGCATCAAAAGCAATTAAATACTTAATGTTTGATGAGATAGATAAGATGGGCGGTGCATCCAAAAAGGAAGCATCGCCTTATTCATTGGCGGTGGAACGAACAAAAACATTCAATCACTCCAGAAAAATATATACTTGCTCAACTCCTACGTTAAAAAGTAATTATGTTTGGAAGCTACATGAAGCAGCGGACGTTATTAGACATTACTTTGTACCATGCCCACACTGTGGAGAATTTATAGAACTGAAGTGGAAACAAGTATTTTTTGATAAAGATGAAAGTAAAAAAATGAGCATCGAAGAAAGAGCAGTTACTGCTAGATATGTATGTCAGGAGTGTGCATGCATCATCGATGACAAACTGAAACCATCCATGCTTAGACAAGGGCAATGGAAGGATATGAGTCGTAAGTGTGTAGGAAAACCCAAAAGCGTTTCTTTTTGGATTAATTCATTATACAGCATATTTGTAAATTGGCATGATGCAGTAAAACAATTTCTAGAAGCAAAGGATGATCCGGAGCAACTACAGAATTTTATTAATTCATGGCTTGCAGAACCATGGGAAGACAGCAAATTAAAGACATCAGAAGATCTAGTAATGGATAGACAATCGGATGATGGTGAATTTACGGTACCAGAATGGACCAAGCTCATTACCGGAGGAGTAGATGTACAGGAAAATAGTATTTATTGGACTATCAGAGCATGGGGAGACTTTATTACAAGCCAGAATATATGCCATGGACAAGTTTATTCCTTTGCTGAATTAGAAAGAGTAATGAACCTTCAGTATGAAAAGTTCAACGGTGAAAAGTTTGTTGTGAACCTGGCTTTGATTGACTCAGGAAACAATACTGATGAGGTATATGATTTTTGCTCTAATACATCTGACTGGGCGCTACCGTGCAAAGGTTCATCAAACCCTATGCTATCTCATTATAAAATGAGTAAGGTCAACAAAGAGTCTTCCAGGGCATATGGAATGAATTTAGTCATGGTTGATGGTAGTAAATACAAAGACATGATAGCCGGCCGTATGCAAAAAGAGAATGGTAGCGGATCATGGATGGTCTATCAAGGGTGTGATGAAGAATATGCGAAGCAGGTTACAGCTGAGCATAAAGTTAATGTAAAAAACGGTAAGAATTCAAGACTTGAATGGGTTAAAAAATCATCACATGCGGATAACCACTTCCTAGATGCTGAGGTTTATGCGATGGCAGCAGCCGACATTCTTGGAGTTAGATCACTCCATTTGGTCAATATCAACGATGATAAAGAAGGAGAAACCATGAAAGTTAACACACAGCATGCTCCCGAAGAAGGATGGATAAAAAAGCATGACTCTTGGTTGCAAGGAGGAAAGTAAGTATGAGCGATATAACGGAAAAAACTTCACCACAGGAAATGCTTACAGAAGTGGATAAAGCCATTTATTCAGTTCTGGTAGGTGGACAATCATATCAAATTGGTACACGAAAACTAACTCGTGCAGATCTGAACCTATTATACAAAATGAAAAATGATTTGACAGCACAGGTAGCAGCACAAGGAGCTAATAAACTTCTGGATGATACCGTATGCGCTGTTTTTAGTGGGAGGTGAAAAGCTTGAATTGGTTAGATGGATTAATAGGATTTATTTCACCTCAACAAGGTGCTAAGAGGGAAGCATGGCGCAGGAGTTTAGACGAAATGCGGAACTATGATGCTGGAAGCTTTGATCGTACGAATACAAACTGGAGAGTCACAAATCAATCCGCGGAATATACGGACCGGTACAGTAGAGATAATGTTCGAGCTAGGGCAAGAGACCTTGAACGCAATTCTGACATGATGAACTCGGTTGTTGGTGCTTATAAACGAAATGTTATAGGTGGTGGTTATACACTTCAGGCCAAGACACTGAGTGATGATACAAATAAAGTAATTGAAACGACTTGGAAGCGCTGGTGTAAAAAGCAGAACTGCGATGTAACCGGAACTCAGAGCTTCAATCAAATGATGAGAATGGCCGTTGAAAGAAAGAAGGTAGACGGTGGAATTCTTTTCTTAAAGAGATATACCAGCGATGGATTAGTGCCATTTAAACTACAGGCGGTTGAAGTAGATGAATTAGACAGTACACTTGCAATCCCTAGAAATCAGGGAAATAAAGTTGTCGGTGGAATAGAATACAACAGCTACAACAAGCCGGTAGGTTATTGGATAAAGCAATACAGCATTGATGGATACGGTATCGACAATCCAATATATGTCGAAGCAAAGGATGTAATATTCTATTTCTCAAAGCGGAGACCATCACAGGTTAGAGAAATGTCTGACATGTCACCAACCATTACAAGAATACGTGATGCGAACCAATTTATGGAGGCAGTATCTGTAAAGGAGAGAATAGAAGCATGTTTATCGGTATTCATCAAGAAACAGCTTCCCACGACTGGTTTAGGTAGAGGAACAGGAACAGGTTCAACTACAAGAAATCAGGATTATGAAGGGAAAACAATCTCTCCCGGTATGATCCATGAACTGAATGCAGGTGACGAAGTACAGGTCGTTAATCCTAGTGGACAAGCAACCGATGCTACGGCCTACATCAAATTACAGCAAAGATTGGTAGGCGCAGGGCAGGGTATTAGCTATGAAGCAACATCTAGGGATATGTCAGAAACAAATTACTCATCAGCAAGGCAGGGAATGATAGAAGATGGGCTAACGTATACCGAAGAAATTGAACTCTTAACTGAGGTCATGGATGAAGTATATGAAACCTTTATTATTTCTGGATATTTGAGTGGATTATTTGAATTAAGTAACTTCTGGGGCAAGAAGAATGAATACTTCGAGCATCAATGGATACAAGCGCCTAAGAAATGGATTGATCCACTTAAAGAAGCAAATGCAACAAAGATAGCGCTTCAGACAGGGCAAAAGACATATAAACAGATAGCGGCAGAAAACGGCAGGGATTGGAAAGACCAGATAAATGAAATCAATGACGTTTTAGAATATGCAAAATCAAAAGGAATTGAGATGGGAGGTGTAATCTTTGATAAAACAAAACAGGAACTCTATGATGATGAGCCGGAGCAGACCGCAGAGGATGGAACGAACAGCGGATCAGGCAAAGGAAAGTCAGCAAAAGCAAAAAAGAAGTAATCAGGAGTCTAGATATCTTGGTATCTCTTCAATCAGAGCTGTAGAAGGATCCGGAAACGAACGAAAGCGTATTCTTAGCTTTTCCTCAGAAGAACCATACAATCGGTGGTGGGGAACTGAAATCTTGGATCACAGTACAGGATGTGCGGATCTCACAAGATTAAATGAGATAGGCTGCCTTCTCTTCAATCATAACCGGGATGTAGTAATTGGAAAAGTCAATAAGGCATGGATTGAAGATAACAGAGGATGCGCCGAGGTTGAATTTGATACAGATGCTGAGGCTGAGAAAATCTATCAGAAAGTAGTAAGTGGTACATTAAAAGGTGTATCTGTAGCATACCAGATAGACTCATGGGAAGAAGTATTGCCAAATAAGATATCAGCAGATGGTCGCTTTACAGGACCGGCTAGTATAGCTAGAAAATGGACTCCTTATGAGGTATCCATTGTAAGCGTACCAGCTGATCCAACCGTTGGTGTCGGAAGGGATATTAATGATAATATTCCTAAAGAAAGCAATAAGGAGAGTATCAGAACACTTGATTATTTTGAAAGGCAACTTCAAATAAATAAAAATCATATAGGAGGTAACAATTAATGGATCCAAAAAAGATTAGACAAGAAAAAGTGCAGAGACAACAGGAAATCGTCAATGCAGCTAAAGCAGCATCAAGAGATATGAATGCTGAAGAAAAGACTGAGTTTGACTCTCTTCAGAGAGAGATTGATCAACTGAGTAATCAAATTGAGGCGGCTGAAAAATCCGCTACAATGACAGAAGACCAGAAGAGAGCAATCGAATTCGAGAGAACACGAGCAGCAGAAATTACGGAATTATGTCGTGAATTCAATCTGGAACCTGCAGACTATATTAAAACGGGCACATCCGTAGCTGATGTAAGATCAGCTGTAATCGATAACATGAAAAAGAGCCATGCTCCCATCGGTGCAGCAAGCATCAAAGATGAAGGTGATAAGTTCAGGGCAGCAGCATCTGACGCTCTATTAATGAGATCCGGTTCGTCGGTTGTTAAGCCGGCAGATGGTGCCAGAGAGCTTAGAAGTATGAGCTTAAAAGACCTTGCAATCGAGAGTCTTGTAAGAGAGGGACAGAACGAACTATCCTTAAGAAGAATGGATCATGATGAGATACTCGCCATGGTAAGTCGCCAGTTCTACAATCCGACAGCAGCGTTCCCGGCAATTCTTGACTCAACAATCGAGAAGAATATTACCCAGCAGTACAACGAAGTTCCAACTACCTTTCAGGCATGGACACAGAAGGGCAGCTTAAAAGACTTTAAGACTACTGCAGATCATCAGTATGTAATTGGTGGTGCAGGAAGCTTCCTAAAGGTTCCTGAAAACGGTGAACTGAAGGCTGATACTCCATCAACCGAATTACTGCCGAACAGAAAACTTGATACATATGGCCGTCAGTTTTCCATGAGCCGTCAGGCATTCATTAATGATGATATCGGTTTCTTGACCGAGATCCCTGGACTTTATGCAACAAGCGCAAAGAAGACCATTGATGAGCAGGTTTATAATCTTGTTTATAGCAATGGTAACATTTACGATGGAAAAGCATTATTCCATGCAGATCATAAGAACCTGATTACCGGTGCAGGGGCTGCACCAAGCCAGGCTACAATCCAGGCTGCTATCCTTCAGATGCAGAAACAGACGGATCCATTCGGTAAGCCAATCTACATGACACCATTACATTTGGTTGTTGGTGTTGGATATGAATTTGATCTCGCTGTTATATTCCATTCAACTCAGGTAACAGGTTCCGCGAACAATGACATCAATCCGCTATACAATTATCCACTCAAACCAATTCAGACACCGGTATTAAATGCTCTTGCGGGAGCAAATAAAGTTCCTTGGTTCTTGACAGCTGCACCTTCAAGTGCAAAAGGGATTCAAGTAGACTATCTAAACGGACAGGAAACTCCGACCATCAGACGTATGGAGGCTCCTGGAGTTCTTGGATTTACATGGGATATCTTCCTGGACTGGGGTATCTCAGTTCGTGACTATCGTGGAATTTACAAAAATGTCGGCGCAACAATCGCCTAATGAATAGGAGGTAACAATAAATGAAAGCAACATATTGGCAAAAAGGAGATACTCTGGATTATACAAATGGCACTGAAGCAGCTATTGAAGCGAATACAGTCATTGATCTTGTAACCAGAGTAGGCATAGCAGGAACCGCAATCGCTGCCGGTGAGACCGGTACCGTCGTTGTGGCCGGAGTATTTGAGATGGACAAGACAGCAGCTGAAGTTATAACGCTGGGAGCTCTTGTATATTTCGATGGAACATCAATCACAGCAACTGCTACAGCAAATACTCCTGCAGGATACGCAGTAGCAGGTGCAGCAGCAGCTGATGCAACTATCTTAGTAAAACTGTTGGGATAAGGTGATGATAAATGAGTATTCCAACATTTAAGGAACTCGTAAATTCAGACATATCAAGTACATTCATGAATGCATCAGAGTTTGCAGAACTCCATACTGTAGATGGTAAATCTATGAAAGTTATTATTGATAATAACGAACACATTGAAAGGGAGAAAAGAGTAGCTCAAAAGCAAGTTATGGATGGTTTGTATGTAAAGCAAGTTTTAATTTATATCAGCAGCGAGGATTACGGACCGCTTCCGGCTCAGGGAAAGCAATTAATTCTGGATCAGAAGCGGTACCGTGTTGCTGATGCCATCGATGAAGATGGTCTGTACTCAATTACATTGGAGGCGAATAAGAGTTGATAACAGTAGAAGTTGAAAAAAATACTCTTCGCGCTTTAGAAAAGAAATTAGACTCAGCTGGTAAAAAAATACCTAATGTAATGAAAAAGGCTATAAATGAGACGGCTAAGCAAGCTAGAAAACAGCTTGCATCTGAGGCTCAAAAGACATATGTGATAAAATCGGGACGGTTCAATAAGTCTATGACATTGAAAAATGCTACGAATGGACACCTTGAGGCAATTATTGGATCAACCGGAAGAGTAACAGAACTAAAAGACTTTAAAGTATCACCATCCAGATTTACGACTGGAGAAAGCAGACCTTCAATTGTTAAAGGTAAGGGACTAAGAAGTAACAGTATGAAGAAGCTGCAAAAGGGCGACATCAAAGCTTTTATTGTTAAATTTGCAAGTGGTCACGTATCAGTTGCACAAAGACTGGGTAAAAAGAGATTGCCTGTAAAAATACTTTATAGCACGTCTATACCAAAGATGTTAGGTAATGAGCAAAAGGTATACGGCTTAGTTGAGCCTGATATTTACAAGAACCTTCAAATGAATTTGAAAAAATATATTTCACAAGCACTGGAGGAATGATGAATGACAGCGTTTGAATTACAAGATGATTTGATAGAGGAACTTGATCTTGTTTTTACAGGGATACAGCTGACAACTCCAAAATTAGATGAGGTTGGAACAGCAATTATCTCTGCGATAAAGATATTCGCTCAGAGTCTGCCTATAAGAAGTGATGATGAAGAGGATGATCCATTCCCCTATATAATTGTCAGAATAGACTCTGGGGATATGAGAGCAGGATCTGCACATCTTGTAAAAGTCAGAGTAATCATAGGTTTATTCGATGATAAAAATGATACGAATGGTCACAAGGACGTATTAAATGTTATCCAGAAGATCTATGAGAGGTTTGCCAAGAACCCGGTGCTTGCGAATAAATATGTAATGCAGGATAGCAGTGAGAATCCTTTTACATGGGTTCTTCAAGATGAAGATACACACCCGTACTATTTCGGAGCGATCGATATAACATGGGAAACAATGGCAATCAGAAGGGAGAGCCAATATACATGAATAAGAAGGAAATTGAAGCGATAGATTTCGCGGAGAAAAGTGAAACACCCATTCCGATTATTGCGACTGTTGAGAAAACGACAGTAGAAAGTAAAAGCAGCATGGAAACCATGAAGGAAACGATGGTATATGTAGGACCAACCATTATTGGTGTGGCCGTACAGAATACGTTTTTCAATAATGGTATTCCGGACGCATTAAAAGCAGCAATTGCAGATGCACCAATCATAGGGAACCTACTGATACCTATCAGTAAACTTCCGATGGCATTAAAAGAAATTGAAAATAAACAGGGTGCAATGCATATCTACATTCAGAATGCAAAGCAGTATAAACCCAAGAAGGGAGCATAACAAATGCCTTATAATCATGGAATTAGAGTATTAGAAAATCCGACAAGCCTGGCAGTACCGGTTCGAGGAACGGCAGGTCTGCAAGTTATCTTCGGAACAGCACCCGTTAATTTGTTAGCTGATCCATCCGGTGCTACGAATAAGTTGATCATTGCAAACAGTTACAAGGAGGCTGTAGAACAGCTCGGTTATAGTGAAGATTTTGAAAAGTACACATTATGCCAAAGTATCGATGCATGCTTCCGAATTTTCAACGTGGCACCAATTATTTTATGCAATGTACTTAATCCAGCTACCCATAAGACAGCAGTTGTAGAAGCATCATATCAAGTAGTTAGTCTGCAAGCGAAGATAACAATATTGGGATTGCTTTTAGCAAGTCTTGCGGTGAAAAATGGAGTGACTCCTCTGGTTAAGGATACAGACTATGTTGCATCGTTTGATGATGACGGTTATGTAATCATTACATTACTATCCACAGGAGCAGGCGCAGCAGCTGCATCACTGACCGTTTCCGGTAATAAAATTGATCCATCATTGGTAACAGCGTCGGATATCATAGGTGGATTAGACGCGACTTCTGGCCTTGAAACCGGGCTTGAACTTGTGAGACAAGTATATCCAAAGTTCGGATTAACACCCGGCTTATTATTAGCACCTGGTTGGAGTCATAACCCAACAGTAGGAGCGGCTCTATCGGCTAAATGTACAGATATCAATGGTGTGTTCCAGTGTGAATGCATTCTCGACCTGGACAGCACAACAGAAGGTGCGACGAAATACACCGACTGCAATACGGTTAAAACAGATAGTGGCTTTACTAACAAGCATGCTATTGTTTTATGGCCGCAGATCAAACTTGGAACAAAGCGTTATGCATATTCCGCGATATACGGTGCATTGGTTGCTTATACTGATGCATCAAGTGGTGATGTCCCGAACCTTTCACCATCAAACAAATTGCTTGGTGTAGGAGGAACTGTCCTTGCAGATGGAACAGAAGTAATCCTCGATCAGATGCAAGCAAACCTGCTTAATGGTCAAGGCATTGTGACAGCGATCAATATGAATGGTTGGAAAGCATGGGGTAACAACACTGCTTGCTATCCTGCTATTACTGATCCTAAGGATCGTTGGATTGCTTGCCGACGTTTCTTCACATGGTGGGGAAATAGCTTCATTCTGACTTATGCGAATAAAGTAGATGAGCCGGGAAATTACAGACTCATAGAGTCGATTGTAGACTCTGAAAATATCAGAGGAAACAGCTTTGTATCGCAAGGTAAGTGTGCAGGAGCAAAGATCACGTTCCGCGCAGATGAGAACCCGATAACAGATATTTTGAACGGTAAGATCCAGTTCAAGCAATATCTAGCACCCTACACTCCTGCGGAGGACATACTCAATGTGTTAGAGTTTGATCCAAGCATGATTGAAGCAGCTCTTGGAGGTGAATAAAAATGATTGGAATTCCTGAAGTAATTCACAGCTTTAATGTATATAAAAGTGGAAATAAACTCATTGGATTAACCGGAGAAGTAAATCTTCCGGACTTTGATGCAATGACAGAAACTATTAGTGGAGCAGGTATCCTCGGAGAGTTTGAAGAAGTACTCATCGGAATGTTTGGAAGTATGGAACAGGAAATACCATTCCGAGTTCTTGATGATGATATCTTCTCGTTGATGAACCCGTTAGAGGTACTGGATCTCACTCTTAGGGCAGCAGAGCAGTACACGGTAAAGAATACCGGAGCCATTGATTTTAAGGGTATGAGAGTAGTGGTTCGCGGTAAGCAGAAAAGCTTCAAGCCGGGTAAGGTTCAGAATGCGACTCAAATGGATGCATCAGTAACAGTCGAAGTTGTTTACATTATGATTGAGATTGATGGTGTTCAAAAAGTGGAACTTGACAAATTAAACTACGTTTATAAGGTAAACGGAGTTGACTTATTACAGAAGGTGAGGGCTCAGTGCTAATGGATAAGGAACATAAAAAAGCAGAGCAAACAGCAGTTGAAACCATCGAAACAGAGACATATATCGGAGAAGTTGATGGTGAAGAGAACGAGTATTTGATTACCTTCAAGAAACCATATGTCTTCGATGGAACGGAGCATATGAGCATTGATCTTAGTGGCCTTGATAACCTGAAAGCATCAGATATGATTGCCGCGAACAAGGTTCTTGATAGAACTGGATCCTTTAGCTTCCTCCCGGAAATGTCCTTACAGTATGCTTGTATTATTGCAGCAAAAGCGACAAAGCTTCCAATAGAGTTCTTTAACGGACTTCATCCTAAGGAAGCGGTCAAAGTCAAAAATAAAGTAGTGTCTTTTTTCTTCGGGCAGGACTAAATCCTAATGATGGCGACAACATAAGAAAATTAACAATTAGATTATCCTTAACACTTAAGACAGGCCTTGACTATTTGCAAGGCCTGTCTATTTTTGAACTTAAGGAAGTTGCAAAGGAGGTAGCGGATATTGGCAAAGAACAGCAAAGAGTACGAACTGGCAATAAAAATAGCCGGAGAAGTTGAAAAATCATTCTTGAATAGTTCGAAATTAACTAAACGTGAATTGCAAAATATCGCGAAACAGGCTTCCGACACATCTAATAGTCTAGGTAATTCATTCGATAAGGGATTTACTGACATGGACAAAGGATTTAGTAAGATGAGCTCTGCCGCATCTAAATCGTTTAACGCAGTAAAGGATGTAGCTATAGTTGCTGCCACAGCTATAGCAGCAATTACAGTTGCATCAGCCACAGCCGGTATTGCATACGAATCCGCTTTTGCGGGTGTAAAGAAAACTACAGAAGCAACGACCGGTGAATATGAAAAGTTAAGACAAAGCATCCTAGACATGTCAACAAAAGAGATCCCTGCAACTGCTAATGAGATAGCTGCAGTAGCAGAAGTGGCAGGACAGTTAGGGGTTGAGAAGGATAATCTATTAGACTTTTCAAGTGTAATGATTGACCTTGGAGAGTCAACCAACCTATCAGCGACAGAAGCATCAAGCTCACTTGCTAAATTTGCCAACATAACAGGTATGAGTGTAGACAAATATAGCAACCTTGGATCGGTAATCGTAGAAATGGGTAATAATTTTGCAACAACAGAAGCAGATATCGTATCAATGGGAACTAGACTTGCAGCCAGTGGTGACTTAGCAGGATTAAGCGAAACACAGATTATGGCTCTTTCTACAGCAATGTCAAGCGTCGGCATTGAGTCAGAAGCCGGTGGATCCGCAATGAGCAAACTTCTTAAAAAGATGCAGGTATCAGTTGAAACGGAAGATGGATTATTAAAACAGTTTGCGAAAGCTGCCAATATGACATCAGGAGAGTTTCAGAAAGCGTTCCAAAAAGATGCAGTTGGGGCATTATCTGCATTTATCGATGGGTTAAACGATACGGAGAGAAACGGGAAATCAGCAACAGTGATCCTTGATGATATGGGACTTACTGAAGTAAGGCTATCAAATACAATACTCAGTCTAGCAAACTCGAATGGGCTTATGACTGAAGCAGTAAACATGGCTAACGGTGCATGGGAAGAAAATACCGCACTATCAGAAGAAGCGGCTAAAAGATATGCAACGAACGAAAGTAAATTAAAAATCTGGAGAAACAGTATGACCGGTATTGGAATTCAACTTTATGATGAATTCAGTGAACCGATGGGAGATGCTGTAGAAGCTGGTACAGATTTTGCTAATAATTTATCTGATGAAGTTATACCGACATTGATGGATAACTTCAAAGAAAAGCTCCCAACCGTTGTAAGAAAGGTGAAAGAATTTACTTCGGCTTTTATAGACTTTTCAGAACCTGTCATATCCATGGGTAAATGGTTACTAAAAAATCCGGATGTAATTACATCAACTCTGGTTGGAATTGGATCATCAATTGCAACTTACAAAGTTGCAAAAGGTATCAATTCAATTGCTAAGGGATTTAAGTCCCTCTCGACAGTGCTTACAAATCCATATGCAGCTTCCATCATGGCGGTTGGATTGGCCATAGGAGGAGCAATAGGATTGGCAACCTATATATCTAAGTTAAACAAAGAAATGGCCAAGCAGAACCTTGCAGAGCACTTTGGAGACATTGCTTTATCCATTGGAGAATTAGAAACAGCTGCACACCACATTGTGGGAAGCGATTACTTTGGACAATTGGAAAGCTTGATGTCATCAGTCAATTTATCAGAAGGCTTTCTTGAAGAAATAAAAGAAGCTACAAAAACGATAAATAAAACAAACTGGAAGCTATCTGTTGGGTTAGAGATATCAGAAGAAGAACTTGCAAATTATGATGCAGCAGCTAGGCAATATGTAAAAAGCGCACAGGACTACATAACCAATCAGGGATATACGGTTGAGATCGCAACTAAGCTTCTCCTCGGAAGTTCCGGTAATTCAACATCTATGAATACTGACAACAATGCATTTTATAGTTCGCTATACAATCAGGTATCAGAACTGAGTACAGAACTTAATGGTATCTTAAATGAGGCTTTAGAGAGTGGATTAACGATAGATACTGAACAAAAGATTGCAGAGCTACTCACTCAGATAGATCAAATAACCACAGCGGTTTCACAAGCTGAGTCAAATGCTAAGTTGCAAGTGATTCAAGCACAGTTTTCCGGAAAAGATTTGGATGCTGAAACATTCCAAAACCTACAAAGTGAGATTGCTAGTTATACACAATCAGTAGTAGATGGTGCTAACACAGCATTGCAAGAGTCGTTAAAATCTATTAACGCTCAATTAGAGCTTGGGTACCTGACTCAGGGAGAATACGATAATAAGTATGACACTTATATGCAGGGATACTACAAGACACAGGCTGATGCAATACTTAAAGGCTATGAGTTCATGAGAAATACAATTACAGATACATATGAAAAAGAAATAGATCCGGCCATAGAGTCAGTCAATAAAGCCATTAAAGACAAGATAAATAAGATCATGACAAATGATAATTGGTGGAACACTTACTCCACTCCTGAGGATTGGTCAAATGGATTAAACAATGTCATGCTTGATGCTTTAAAATCTACAAACTTAAGTAAAGATACACAGGATGCGATCGCTATGTTGCTTAAAGGTATGCTTCCTACACAGGAACAACTTAAAACCTTAAGTTCACAAATTACAGAAGTTGGTGGAACAGTTCCGAATGGTATTGTCGAAGCTATGAAGGATACGGAAACACTAGCAGCAATAACCGGTTCGGAGGATGATCTCTGGAAAATGATAGGCTCTGCACTAGGAGACAGCAAAGAGTATTCAGTTGTTATTGAAACTGCAAAGATAAACGGTGGTGAAATATCTCAAACTGTAATTGACGCAATGCTAGAAAAACAACCGGCGGCTGAACAGACAGCAAAAGACCTTCTAAATTCATTGAAGAATGCAATGGGTGAAGGTTTTGATGTAACTGTACCGATAGGGGTAAGATTTAAAACGGCTTCCAATTTCATGGGTACCAATGGGAAGCTACCTGGTTATGCCGATGGAGGTATTATAACATCACCGACGATTGCTTCTTTTGCTGAAAAGGTACCGGAAGCAGCGATACCACTAGACGGATCCAGTAACTCAATCGGGCTGTGGAAGACCGTAGGAAGGATCCTCGGTGTTTATACACATAATAGCGATGGTAGTGATTTGTTTAGAAGTAACCAAAGTGAAGATAGCTTCGGATCGATACTAAGCAAGGTACCAGAGAGTAAGAGTGGTGGCTCAAAGAGCGGATTACCAAATATCACATACAGTCCTAATTATAACTTCTATGGATCGGCACCGACAAAGGATGACATGGTAGAAGCAGCTAGAATGTCACAAGAGGAATTTAATGAAATGATGGATGAATGGACCCATGGAAAAGATCGATTAAGTTTAGCATAAGAAGGTGGTGGGAATATGTCTTATAAAACGGTTCAGGGTGATACCTGGGATAAGATAGCAAAAGAAGTATACGGTAAGGAAACGTATGCCGGATTTTTAATGAAGAATAATTTTCTTGCGCTTGATATATTCATATTCCCGGAAGGAACCGTCCTCAATACTCCAGCTCTTCCGGAGGAACAGGACGGGGACCTGCCACCATGGAGGGATTAGATTATGTCAGATCCTAGAAAAGTAAGTGTATCAATCCAATACAATGGAAAAAATATTACAGCGAAGTTGGCTGAGTTTCTATCAAAGTTCAGCTACACCGATGTAGCATCGGGTGAAAGCGACTCGATATCAATTAATTTACATAATATTGATAAACGTTGGCTTAAAAATTGGATCCCTTCAAAGGGTGATCAGATGATAGCAAAAATACATACAAAGAACTGGAATAAAGAAGGAGATAAAAAGACTTTCAAATGCGGTAGTTTTACTATAGATGATTATGGGTTTAAAGGTAGACCACTGACCGCTACAATTGGAGCCGTTTCTATTCCGGCCATGGAAAGCTTTAAGACAACAGAGAGAACAAAGACATGGGAGTCTATCACAATAGAGTCAGTTGCGAAAGAAATAGCAAAAAGAGCACGTATTAGTCTTTACTATGAAGCAAAGAGCGTAAAGATAAACTCACTCGAACAATCAAAACAGACAGACAGTGCATTTTTATATAGTATATGTGAATCATATGGACTGGCAATGAAGGTTTATTCAAATAAAATCATCTTATTTGATGAGGAAACCTATGAAAGCAAGAAGTCAGTAGTAACCATTAAGGAAACGGATATGATCTCATGGAGCTATCAGACAACACTAACAAAAACATATACAGGAGCAGAAATATCTTATACAGATGCCTCCACGGAAAAGGACATCAATGTAAAAGTTGGTAGTGGAAGTGACAATAGAATACTAAAGCTAAATCAAAAATGTGACAGTATACAAGATGCAGAGCTAAAAGCAAACGCAGCAGTAAATAGCGCTAATAAAAAAATGACCACAATGAAGATAACAATAAAAGCGAATACTAAAATAGTGGCTTCTTCCAATGTTACGATCAAAGGGCTTGGAAAACTTGATGGAAAGTATGCAGTTGATAAAGTGGTCCATAACATTGGGAGCGGATATACAATGTTACTGGATTTGAGACTGATACAGGTAAGAATAGGAGTTAAATCAAATATTAAATCATTATCGTTAAAGGATGACCAGTATATCATTAAAAAAGGCGATACGTTATGGATAATTAGTAAAAAGGTATATGGATCAGGTGAAAAGTATATGGAAATCTACAATGAGAATAGCGATGTAATCGAAGCAGCCGCCGCAAAACACGGTAAAGCAAACTCCAATAATGGAAGTGTTTTGTACGAAGGAACTGTAATTAAAATATAGTTTAAGGAGAGAATTCAATGGCAGCAGAGAACATCAGAGTTGGAAGAGTATCTAGTATTGATTATAACAAAGGGATGATTAAGGTAGTCTATGCTGACAAGGATAATGCAGTAACGAAAGATCTCCCTTTCCTCAGTATGAATGGCGAATATAAGATGCCGAATATTGGAGATATGGTGCTAGTGTTACACCTATCGAATGGAGCGTCAATGGGTATAATCGTTGGTACTTTTTGGAGTAACAGCAATAAACCTGCAGAGACAGGAAAAGGAGTTTACAGAAAGGAATTAGGGATGTTACCGGGGGAAGCATACCTGAGATATGACTCCAATACAAAGGAATTAACAATAAAAGCAGATACCGTAAAGGTTCAAACAAATTTGAATACAACAATCATGTAAGGAGTGAGGCATATGGCAACAATAGGAAATCTTGGCAAAACAATTGTGTTCAGTACAAGTGATCAAAAAATCCTAAATTTTAATGATCTATCACAAACGGTCAGTGGAAGATGGGCAATTCATGATCGAATACTGAAAAAGCCACAATCTGAATTTTTGGGTTCAGACTTAAGAAAAATTACATTCAAGATTACTTTGAGCGCACTGCATGGTGTCAAGCCTCGTAAAACAATGGAAGCCATAGAGAAGATGGTGGAGAACGGAAATACAGAACCATTTGTTATTGGTGGAAAGAAAGTCGGAAAAAATCAATGGAAAATGACATCGATTAGCGAAACATGGGATACTGTTATGAGTAAAGGTGAGTTACTTAAAGCCACCCTATCAATCACATTAGAGGAATATCTGTAAAGGAGGATAAAATGATTGATACATCAAAGATAGTAATAGCATTTGATTATACTGGACCTGAGATTGAGGAGATAGCAAGAAACCTTAATATGTTATATGAAACTCCGGTCGGAACAGTTCCTTTAGACAGAGAATTCGGTCTTGATACTGACTTTGTGGGGTATCCATTGGATGTTGCACAAAATATGATTTCAATTGAAATAGTAGAAAAAACGGAAACATACGAGCCAAGAGTTAAAGTACAAGAGGTTACATTCACAAGTACAGTTAATGGAGTTCTCATTCCTAACGTATTAATAACTAGATCAGAGACTACAGATAACGAAGTTGATGAAGAAGGAGATGAATAAAATGACAGATATCTTAGCACCAATAGACAGCCTTCCGGATGTATCTTTTATCGATGATACAACATTAGATGATGTACTGACAGAAATGATTAATCTTTATCAGACAAAGTATGAGGAGATAACTGGTAGACGGATAACTCTGGCCAAAGCAGATCCTAACAGAATTATCTTAAATGCTTGTGCGATAATGATTTATCAGGGATATCAATACATAGATAGAGCTGGAAAACAGGATCTTTTAAAATACTCCTATGGTGAGTTTTTAGATAATGTTGCAGCCTTGAAGGGTGTTTACAGGACAGCTGCGAAACCAGCTATTGTAACAGTGAGGTTCACCTTATCTGAAGCAAGGTCATCTGCAGTATCGATACCAACCGGTACGAGAGTATCAGCTGGAAACATATATTTTGAAACCACGGAATACAAAGAAATACCTGCAGGTGATACTTATATTGATATCATCATGGAATGTACTACGGATGGCACGATCGGCAATGATTTTGTAGTAGGGGAAATAACAGTCTTAGCTAATGCTATTGGGTATGTAGCTTCTGTATCAAATACTACTATAAGTTCCGGTGGAACTGAGAGTGAGTCAGATATTAGCCTAGCGGAACGTACATTCCTTGCACCATCCAGCTATAGCACAGCGGGACCAGAAGATGCATATATATATTGGGCAAAATCTTACAGTCAGAAGATATTAGATGTAAAGGTTATATCCGAAAATCCATGTGAAGTTGATCTTCGTTTTATTATGGAAGGTGGAGTGATCCCGGATGCAACCACAATCCAAGCACTGAGTGATTATCTAAGTGATACTAAAAAAAGACCATTAACGGATAGGCTGACGGTCGCAGCTCCTGATATCGTTAGCTATTCGATTGATGTGGTTTATTATATTAATAAGAGTGACTCAAGCAGAGCAACATCAATCCAAACTGCAGTAGAAGCAGCCGTGCTGAACTATACAAAATGGCAGGATGGAAAGATAGGTAGAGACATCAATCCATCGGAATTAATAAGATTAATGATGGCAGCAGGTGCAAAACGAATAGTAATAAATACACCAGTGCATACAGAGGTAACGGATACATCCATAGCGAATGTTACAACAAAAACTGTGACATATGGAGGGATTGAAAATGATTAGTCTTTATGACTCAGAGATTTCAAACATTTTACCAATCAATATTAATTCTTCACCGGATGTACAAGCTCTGAGCTATGCAATAAAAATTCAAATGCAAAAGCTACAAGATTTTGCTAAACAGGGTAGATCTTATGCTGCTATCCATGAGTTACAGCATAATATTCTTGATGAATTGGCTATTGAGCTTCGAGCGCATTATTATGATGAAGCGCTACCGATAGAGACTAAGCGAAACATTATTCAAAACACCTTAATGTGGTACCGATATGCAGGAACTCCGCTGGCAGTGGAAGAACTTGTATCTACATTACTTGGATCAGGAAAGATAATTGAATGGTTCAATTTTGAAGGTGGTGCAGGTACACCAGGAACGTTTGAAATTGAGACAAAAGCACAGCTAACACTTGATACCGTGAATAAATTCACATCTATGATCCAGAAGGTAAAGAATATCCGGTCTCATCTTACTAAGATATATTTTATAGATGACAGTTATGAAAGTAATTTCAATGCTTCTGGTATCGTTTATATACCAAAAATCACGGTAAAGGACAGTGGCCTTTAAGAGGGAGGAAATAAAGAACATGGCAAAATTAAATGCATCAGTAATTACAACGAAAGGAAGGGCATTAATCGCAAAGGTACAAGCAGGTACCGCAACTATGCAATTTACAAAAATCAAGACTGGAAATGGAGTATATACCGGCTTAGAAAATTTGGTAAATGCAACTGCGCTTCTTAACATGAAGCAAGAGTTCAATATCAGTAGTATCACGATTGAAGATACTACAACAGTGAAACTAAAAACTCTTCTCTCAAATGAAGGACTTGCTGAAGGTTACTACATAACGGAAATAGGATTGTTTGCTCAGGATCCCATTGAGGGAATGATCTTATACTCCATCACCACAGCCATCAATGGAAAAGGGGATTACTTCCCGGCATACGATAGTAATAACATAGCGACAATTATCTTAGAGAATTATGCGACCGTGGCAGCAGCATCAAGTACAACAATTAAAGCCGGTACAGGAGCTCTTGCTCTGGCCGAGGATGTATCTAAACTCGAAACAGATGTAAGTGGTTTTACCACCACTTTTAATGGCCTGTTGGCAGAAACAGCGACGAATATGAACAGAGAATTGATATCTAGACGTAACAGAAAGCCAATGATATCAATAATAGATGATGATGGCAGAGTTGAATTTTTAACTAAATGGGTACCGATATTAGAGGAAAAAGATTTTAAAATTAGTATTGCAGTTGTAACAAGCTTTCCAGGTTTAGGTAGCTACATGACATGGGATCAATTAGGGTTATTAAAAAAAGATTACGGTGTCGAATTGGTAAATCATTCACATACTCACCCTAATTTAGGTGAACTTACGGAAGATTTGGTCAGAACAGAGTTTAAGAGTAGCACTGAAATACTAAAAGCAAAAGGATATTCATTTGATATCATGGTGTATCCTGGAGGATCGCAAAATGAAATTGTAAGACAAGTATGTAGGGAATATTGCAGAACAGGTATATATACAGCAGATGGTGTAAATACAGCACCCATAGAAACGTTTAAATTATCAAGACAGCCATTAATGCCGGGCACAGGTGAAATGGACACGGTGGAGTCCTACACCGCCTTTATTGATGAAGCGATTGCAAACAACGGCTGGATTGTATTTATGACACATAGCCAATACACATCATTTGATGCAGCAAAGATAAATGCAGTAATTGATTATGCTAATACTCATAATATTGAATGGGTTAATATATCTGAAGGATTAGATAATATAGGAAATTTAATTGATATAGGCGACTACACAGCAAGAGAAACCAATGCAGAATACACAATACTGGATGCAGATGGTATCATGCATTCGAAGGCTAATAAAAATTTGCCTAAAGTTACTGGTATAGATACATATAGTTTTACATCTGTTTTGAGTGACTTTGAGCAAGGAAGAATTACAATAACACCTATATCAGAAAGTGGCAAGGCTGGATTTCCTAAAAACAGCGCAGGAACACTGATAACAAATTATGCTTTTACTTCAACATATCCATATCAAGAATATCATTGTGTTATCAGTGGAAAAACCTTTAAACGGACATGGTTAAGTACAAATGCATGGAGCGAATTTTTAGAATATGCAGAAGTTAAGAATTTTACGAAAACAATAACCGCAACAATACCCGCTAATTCTTGTGTTGATATTGCAGTTAATTCCACCATGACGATAAATGATGTATTAACAGGCAATCCTCCGGCACCTTTAGAGGCAGGGGTGATGTATTGCTTTATGATAAATTCCACAGTGGGAAAAGTAAGATTTTACAATGCAACGGCTAGTCCTATTACCCTAGCAAGCCAAACATGGAATTTTTCATTAATTAAAGGTTAGTACGCAGTCGGATGAAACTGTGTAGTATTACGTATTAAATAAGTATATATGTGTATAATGTACACATGATAATATGCGGTGGCGGAAGAAGTAGACGCTTAATAGCAAAAAGGTCTTATTAGAAGTGGTACCTGTATCAATTCTAAATTATTGCAGATGAACAAGACTATGCAAGGTGCAAATCCTTGCCCGCACAACAAAAGAAAGGAGCCGTTAGGCTCCCTTCTCCTTTTTGTAGGCTGCTATGTACTGCTTTAATGCTATGGTGATCAGGTTGGACATTGACCGTTCCTCTGCCTGGCAGACTTTAATCATTCTCTCCTGCAGATCAGGATCAATTGTTATATCCATCCTGATCTTTTTATTATTACTAAGCTTAGTCATAATACACACACCAACGTACATGTTACGTCGCAATTGTGTATTTGAAATACAAGCTGAAAAGCCTTACATATCAAGCCATAAGTTCATTTTACGGATCAAAATGTGTAGTAAAAATAGAGTTATGTGTATAGTTTAGGCCATATTACGACCTGAGCCAATAAAAGCTCCGGTCAATCTTTTTAATTATAAACTTTTTAATAACATACGATACTTCAAACATCGAACTAAACAGTAAAGGTTAATTATTATCATATTAAGGAAAGTATTATTTTAGCAGATAAGTTTCTGCAAACAAACCAGGTAATTTATTAAAGACTAAGGAGGTACTCATTTTAATGGTATTTGAATATATAATTATAAATTCAAAAGGAGCTGAAATTGGTGCATTCAATTCAGATGATGTGAAATACGAAAAAGGTATTTTGAATGTGCTGTTCAAACTAGGAATTTGGTACAAGTCAGAGGATAATTACTTAAGCGCAACACCACAAGAACTAAAATCTACTAGTTTCAACGATTTAGAAATATTTTTCAATGGCGAATTTTATAAAATAAAATCAAAATAATGGTTGGAAATATAATCCATAAGTATTATAATACTGTTATTATGAGAAAGTGGGGTTATATTATGAGTGTTTTAGTAACGATAGCCGTAAGACCAAGCAATGGATTAAAACCTTATGTATTAATAGGATCTGATTCAAAAAGAGTTAATTCTACTGTAGATTATACGGATGATCTAGAACCAATATATAATATCTGCTCTATTGAAGAAGATAGCAAGAAAATATTTAAAATCAGTAATATGTTAATAGGTATGGCGGGTCACTTTAATGTATTACTTACTGATAAGTTGTTGATGTTCTTAGAAGAACAAGAAGAGAAAAATACCGAAATAAATGATTTATTTATGAAGACTTATAATTTCATACAAAACGAGGTTTATAGTGATAACGATATTATTAATGGAAGGTGCGTTGTAACTATTGCAGCATGTCAGAACAACATACCGAAGATAGTTTATATCGCAGCTGATAAAATAAATCCGTCTGAATCATGTTACTTCATAAAAGAACTAAATGAAGGTGAATTCATACCGATCTTTACGGGAAACTCTAAGAATTTAGATGATTTAAAAGAAAAATTTATATATCAAATAAATAATTGTATTAATTATAACTTACCATCTGTAAAAAGAACAGTTATAGAATATCTTAAATCCGCCGCTGCACGTCATCCTGAGACATGCAATCAGAATATAACAATTAAAATATCAAGATAAATTTCATTCTCAAAGTTTCTCGCGCCTTTTAAATAGAATATTAACAATAAATGTATAAATAAATTATGAATGAAAATTAACAATAAATAAGTTGTAACCAGTTATAATTAAATTCAAGGTTTCCCACTGTAGTTGATATTTACAAAAATATAGATTAATGGTTTAATAGTCAAGTGTACTGAAATTAACCATTTCAAAAAGGGGGATTATTGATGCCTAACGGTGATTTAGATCTACCAATCAATGAAATAATCAAAACAGACAGAAGCAAAGCTGAGTATGAAAAGGAATTAGCAAAGCATGCAATAATTCATGAAGATGGATTGCCAGATCCAACATGCGCGATATGCAAAAGATTATTAGGTGATATTGATAATTGCAAGAATGTCACTAAAAGATTTTAAGTAATTAGAAGAGAACTACAGAATACAATCAATTACACCCCTAGTCTTAGTGACCGGGGGTGTTGTCATCTTCTTTAATAATTGGTTTTTCATCTTTAGATGATAGGAGCTTTATAATACCTATCAATGAAAATATACTTATCATAGATCCTACGAGTATACCGATCAAACCACCCCAGTAGCACCATTACTTGTGCCTCCAGGAGTTATCAATAAATTATATGCAAGTTAATCTAATATCAAACCAACTTACGATGAGTACGTTTAGATAAAGAATTACCAGATTATACATATTGAGTTAGAACTGGTGATATGTTAATGTTAGAAAGTAACAATCTAATCTTAAAATTAAATATGGAGGAAATGATCTATGAAGCAAGAAGTAATATTCTTCGCTTTCATCTTATTACAGATAATAAACAATATCTGTTGGATGATAGCGGCAAGTAGACCAAAATGTAGTAGAAGAAAGTAAAACTTCGCTACAACTTACCACAAACATTATGCTAAACGCAGAATGCAAGAGGTAAGTTTACCTCTAATAAAATATAATATGAAACAAAAGCAATTCAGGAACTCTTATAAGGTTCCTTTTATTTTGCTTAAATAAAATTCAAGGCATCCTACGGGGTGCCTTTTATAATATAAAAAATCATGAAAGGATGGTACGCATGTAATGAATGAGGAATTGTTTGTGAGACGGGTAGAAACCTGTGAAAAGAGAATTGATAATCACGGTGATAGGATTGACGAACTTGAGAAACATGAGGCTGTAAGAGATGTAAAAATCGATAATCTATGTAAAAAGCTAGAGGATCAGACAAAGGCAATTTATTGGTTAATAGGATTAGGAGCCACAAGTTTATTGGGCTTCTTTTTTTATGTGGTGCAATCAAATATTTTAAAATAAGAAAGGGATTAGGTGATTTGATGGAAGCTTTAACAATGATAATGAACAATATTGCATTAATTATGTTAGTAATCGGTTTAGCAGCGTTTTTGGTGTCGGTAATCACAGAAGTAACAAAAGGGATAGGGGTAATGAAGAAGATACCCACAGATGTGCAGGTGATTGTATTATCTATTGTGGTGTGTCTGGTAGCATACCTTGCTTATATCTCATACTTCAATATTGAAATTCAATGGTATTACATAGCTGGCTGTTTTGTTATTGCATTTATTGTGGCATTTGTGGCCATGTATGGCTGGGAAAAATTAAATTTATTATATAAGAGATTTACGAAGGATAAAGGTGATCCGGATGGCACAGATTAAAATAGCGGTAGACTCTGGCCATGGATCAGAAACAGCCGGCAAGCGCACCTGCAAACTTACCAAGGATATCGGTCCTTATAAAAAAGGTACCCAGGTTCGGGAACACTGGATCAATACCTATATCTGCAAACGATTAGCGGACAACCTTATCGGCATGGGATATTCAGTTATTAAATCGGCATGGGATAATACCATAGTAACAGATGATATTGATGTATGCTTATCTGATCGTCAGAGGTTGATTAAAAATGCAAAGTGTGATTACTCTGTCAGTGTTCACTTAAATGCCTGTGGTGATGGAATAAAGTACAATTCGGGGAATGGTACAGAAGTACTGATCCACAGTGATAAATCCAGAGTTGGGGACTCGTTTAATATGGCTAAATTTGTCCTACTTGAGATGATTAAAGGCACTAAGCAGACAAGCAGAGGGGTAAAAACTCAAGCCCTTGCAATGTGTAATTGTAAAAACCTCGGTACAAAGGCGGCAATCCTTTGCGAATGTGCCTTCATGACCAACCAACACGAGGTAGAGAGTATGATCACCCAGGAGGATTATTGGCAGGAATGTGCCGATGAAATAGCCGAGGGTATCAACAACTACATAATGACTTCATTATCTGTTCCGGTATTAACAATATGCAATAAATCCTCAACAAATGATGTACAGTGGTTGCAGATCAAAGTGAATAAAGAGCTCAAAGCACATGGAAGCAGTATAGTAATAAAAGTCAATGGTATGTATGATATGAATACAATAAGGGCTGTTTATATACTCTGGAAGCTCTGGGGATGGAATAAGGATAATAAGGATACCGGAGAAAGAGCCGGGGCAAAGACTATCAAGAGATTGTCTGCAATTTAGATACTGTCATAAGTTGATCATAACAATATGAGACAAAGAACCCCGGTCGATAACGGCCGGGGAATAAAGATTTATGCACTTTCTTTTGAGGGTCTATTATCAAAAACAGATCCTACTAATTCAAACATAGGTCTAGATTTAGGTTCGACTATTTCTTTTTCTGGTTCTGCACTTGGTTCCTTATCATCATCTTTTGAATTCTTTAGAGTGTGGTATATCAGCTGGCCAGATATTATGCTTACCACGACGCCGCAAATGAAATATAGGATACTAAACATCGTATTCTCCCAGATATTTATATAAGTAAATATATGACTGTATCTTTATTATTAAACCTTCGAGTTATTAGACAAGGAGGGAATTCTCGTTTATCTTATATTTTAATATATATCTAAAAATTTATAAATTTCTGTCAACATTTCCGTATATATCACATACATTATATCAAGAACATAAGTTAGATATTGAAAGATATCTTATATCTGGAGGTATTTAGTGGTTAAAGGTTTGGATGTGGGTTACTCATTTACCAAAGATAATGATAGAAACATCTTCAAATCAGCCTATACATATTCGGATAAGACACTTTCTGATGGAAACCACATTATAATTGATGGTTTGGACTATTATGTGGGGTCCGGACAAATGACATCAGAGGTTGATAAGACAAATGACGAAATGAATAAAGTATGCACGCTTTTAAACCTGGTGCAGAGCCTTGACGATGAATTTTACTTGGTCTTAGGGTTGCCTATAAGCCAGCACAAAACACAGAAAGATAAACTAATAGAGTCGGTGATGGCTTATAATAACTGCAAAGTTGAATATGATGGCTACGAAAGAAAAATTCAAATCAAAGACGTATCAGTTTTTCCTCAGGGAGCGGCTCCAGTATATACTCTTGATGAAATGAACGGAAGATTTATATTTGTGGATCCAGGGGGATTCACTTGGAATATTACTCTCATAGAGCTGGTGAACGGAGAACCACATATAGAGAAATATGATACATGGTACAAAGGAATGCGAACATTATACTCTTCTGTAATTGATGCAGTTAATCTAAGGTACAATTTAAAATTAGATCCAAGAGATGCAGAGAGAATACTAATTAAAAACGAACTCAAAGTTAGAGGTTATGAAGAGGATCTTAGCTTCCTTAAACCTGTACTACTTGATTACCTCGAACCGATAACAGATGAAATAAGATTGAATTATCCTTGTGACACAACTCCGCTCTATGTGCACGGGGGAGGTATTCATATCATAGGAAATGCACTAAAGAAAAGGTTTTATGATGTAACTATAATGAAAGATAGCCAATTTGCAAATGCAACAGGTTTTTATAATCTTGGTTGTATTATATACGACAAATACATAACACGAAAGGCGGTGCGCTATGGCCGGTAAGAAAAAACAAACTACCCTGACACTATCATTCAAGGATGAAGAAATGTGGATCTATGAAGAGATAGCGAGTCACTCAGCAAAAGGTGGTTGGGTAAAGGATGTTTTAGCAGAGTACATACGAGGAAACCAGAAATCATTAGCGAAAGAGGATTGTTCACAAAAGAAAAAGGTACTAGATTTTTAAATTAAAATAACCCCATGCGGCACTTTGGACGGTAGACGCACAGGGTTAATATCAGCCAATACAAAATCAGCTATGATTATTATAACATAATTTACAATAATTTCAAACAAAATACACCCATATTTCAGGGTGCAATTATTCCAATCAGCAGTTGTGCACTTCAGCTCGCAGAGGACTGCTACGCTTGCGCTTTACAACAGCGTATGCGCCAGATTGTGAAAAGATGCATGTACGTCTTGTACCAATTCTTAAAACTTTATTAAATCGACTAATATCCTAAAATAAATCCGAAAACACGTATGCCGATAAATATTACTGTCAATGCAACATAACTCATTAATTATCACCTCGGTTCGAAAGGAGTATGTATATATGTTTGTAGATATTAGTTATTGGATTATTGCCATGATAATGGCGGTTTTGGTAGTTTACTTTGCATATAAAGCAAGTATTAAGAAAATACTATTAAGTCTTTTCGGTGGTGCTGCACTTTATGCCGCAATTCATATTGTTAGCAAATTATTATAATAATTGAAGGGAGCGTTAATTATATGGAACATTTAAATGAAGTATTTGAAACTTTCTTTTATAAATTCTGTGAAATCGCAAAATGGGTTTATGCTTTTCGTATGGCATCCGACGCAATCAAAAGAGGAAATGATAGTGATATCCAGGGAGCGTTAAAGGCTATCGGAAGTGGATGTCTTGGGTATGGGTGTTTATATTCAATTGTTTATTTTCTTAATATGGTTCAAGGAGCTGTTGAGGGTTCATTCAAATAGGAGGATTGGATATGTTAAATTTTGTAGTGATGCTTGCAATTGTTACGGTTGGTACGAGAATTTATATTAATAAATTCGAGATGAAAGGTAAAAACTTAATAGCTCTTGCTATATCATTTATTTTAACCGTGTCGTTAAATCTTATACAGTTATTGCTGAAATTTATATTAGATTTAATATTCTAGGGGGTGTGATCATGAATGTGGTAAACAATTTTATAGCGTCGGCTCTTCCGACTATTCCACCAGAAAATCCATATTTGAATAGCGCAACCTCTGGCGGTAAAGAGGAATACGGTTGGATCGTTGACGGCATCGTGTATCTTGTAAGAGAATTATTCGATGTGTTGAACCCATTTATGGAATGGGGAAGTAAATTCATAATTATCTCATGCGTGATAATTTACTATTGCAGTCTTGACAAAAAATACATTGCATCCGGATTAAAATGGGGAATTATTTTTATATTTTGGATATCTCTAAGGGGTGTTGTTGGATGAAAGAGTGGGCAATTAAAATATCAGATTACATAGAGTTTAAACAACCAAAATACCTATATTTAAAACTTGTGCCGTCAAACAGTATCCGTAATTATAACTCAGACAAAATTATATCTCTGGTTGCCGGACTGTATCGTGACATTGATAAGCAGATACGAACCATAAATAAAAAGCTGTTTTTCGAATGCTCCGCAAAGGTTAGTTACTATATTTATATGGAAAAATCAAATGTTCAGTTTTACTTTATCGTACCGGAAACTCATTACAATGCTTTCCGAGATAAAATAATTGATGTATGGAGCAATAAAATAACCATATCAGAGGTTGATGAAATCCCTATATTCGATAAAGAATGCACTAAATACTATATGGATTATCGAAAAGAAGACGCAATGAGCCTGAGTTGTGATAAGCGGAACAATGCATTGCTTAATAGTCTATTAACTACTCTTCATGTCATGGAGTCCGGCGATAAGGTTGGAGTGTTATATAATTTCATGCCGACCAATCAGAAAACTTGGAGAGTTAAGTATGATCGGACCATTGTTAAGCTGAAGCACGACGAACCGATTAATAAAAATAAACTAGATTTGATGTATGTTTTTAGGAAGTTCTGGTTGTTGGTTGCGAGTTGTTTGGATATGGCGTTAGATACCGTTAACCTCGGCAGACCTCAAATAGAAAAACCACTCAAAGACTTATATCTTACCAAGGAAACCATAAGTAAGCGAGACGCAACCATAGTCAAGGCACAGATATTATGTTTTTCAGAGAGTCCTAATAAATCCAGAGAATACAGCAACGCATTAAGTGTGTGTCAGAGTTTCCAGTGTCTTGACAGCGATAACGGAAACTCTATCACCTACAGAAAGTATAGCAATAAGAACTATAGCATTCTCGACACAAACGCAAAGGGGGTTAGTATTATGATGATGCAGACAGGAGAAGCACAAAGTTGCTTATCACTACCAGGAAGAGAAATATTGGATGAATATAAAACAATAGAACATACAAGTGTATTAGAGACTGAGGTTCCTATAAAATTACAAAGTGGATATATATCTCTTGGGATATCTAATTATCACGGGAATCCGACTGAAGCATTCCATCGAGATAATTATGATCAGGGTAATTTTCCTTTTGTTTTAATTGGTGAACAAGGATCCGGTAAAACCACCTGCATGAGTAATTATGTAGATTGCATCCAAAAAAGAGATGAAGGCGCAATGGTTATTGATTTTATCAAGAATTGTGAGTTGTCAGAAACAATTAAAAAGGTCGTACCGTCAAGTAGGTTGATTGAGTTGGATTTATCGGATACTCGGAACGCACAAGGGATAGGGTACAATGAATTGATGCCGTCAAGTGAACGCGATTTTGATATGCTTGATATTGCTAATCGCAAGGCAATTTACATACAAATGTTGATTGATGCTCTGAATGATACCGGGCGACCAGACGATCAGCTCAGCACTAGTATGGATAGATATTTAACCGGAGCTACAAATGTTGTGTTTTTAAACAACAACGCAAGCCTTAAAGATGTGGTGCGATGTCTCAATGACCACTCGTTCAGAAGACAATGTATTGGTGATGTTCCGGATACTCTCCGCGACTCTCTAAGTGACGAAATATGCGCATTAAATGAGTTGGACGAATTAGACAGCAAAGGCAATGTAATCGGCACTAGAATGTCAAAAATAGACGGCATAAACCATAGGATTAATTTGCTGCGGAAAGACCTCCGATTGAAAATGATGTTCAATAGAGATTGTTCCGAGAATATCAATCTAGTGGATGCCATGAATAAAGGAAAGATAATATTGGTAAAGATGCCGCAAGAGTACTTCGCCACCTCATACTCCAAAAATGTAATTGTAACCTATTTATTAACAAAGATATGGGCAGCTCAATTAGTTAGAGGAAGTCGAGAACTCCAACCTAAGAGATTCCATGTACTGGTCGATGAAATCTTTCAAGCGAAAACAGCCATGAAAATGTTGAAAACTCAGGAAACTCTTCCACAAACAAGAAAGTTTGGTTGTAAATTTGTTTTTAGCTGTCAATATCTAGGTCAAATCGACCTGATTAATCAAACCCTAAAGAGTGCCGGAGCATCATATATGCTCTTGAAGGGTTCCGGACGCGCCAATTTCAACGAACTAAAAGATGAGATGGCACCCTACACCTTAGAAGACTTGGAAGCACTTCCGCAGTATAGCAGTCTGAATATTATTAACTATGAGGATGGAAGAGCTAAATTCGTGACTAAGCTTCCAAAACCACTATAAAATACCAAAATGAAGATTTTTCTATAAGGGACTACACTGAATGAAAGAGAGGACGTTGAATGTTCATAGTGTTTTTAACCAGTACGGACACGGATAATAATCAAGACGGAACATGGGTTAAATTACCATTGACAAGAATGAAGCTACGCAAGGTATATAGCAAACTCAATGATTTATATGGGAATTGGACTGTCGTACAAATGATATCGACTTATCATGGGGTGGACTTAGAGGAATTTGAGTATACTAATAAACAGAACATAAACATTTACGCACTAAATACGTTAATTAAACAATTAGAAGATTTAAGCAAGGAAGAACAAAGTACACTTTGCGAATTACAAAAAGACGGGTGCAATATTAGACTAGGATTAAAGCGCTTGGACGATTATAAGATTGATATGGCGATCACTAAAATTGCGGAATTATCACAAAAATACAATATACCAATGGAGACCGTTGTTAAACATATGGCCAAACCTAAAGTCATGTATGATACATTTAAATACAGTGTAAGCGGTGCAGCAAATAGTCCTGGGTGTTAAGAATTTAGCTATTAGGATGGCAGATCAAAGCTTTGATCTAAAGTGCCTAAACTATTATAAATAGTATTAAAAGATGTCACTTATATGTAGAGAATATATTACGTATGACTCGTATGGGGGTATACATACCCCCATACGAGTCATACGTGATTATTTAAAACCTAACAATCTTAGGATCTATAAGGATTTCAAAGTTTTTATTATCACGGTTTCCTTTCTTGTTGGGTTCGTTTTTCGTGTAGGTTATTCGATCAATAAGCTCTTTTAGTGCATCATTCTTCATTGTAGCACTTTCCATATTGTTATATTCACTCAATAGGAATTCAGCTTTAGGGATATAGATATCATTATAGGATGCCTGACTCCTCAGATGATCCAACTCACATTTATTCTTATTCATAAGTTTCTCAAGTGACTCTAACTCGGCGGTTAATTTTCTATTACGCTGTACATAGATGTCAGGTGAATATATACCCTGCTCCAGGAGATCATGTAACCGATCACGTTGGACAGACAATTTATTGATGTCCGATTGTATCTGGTCTATAGCAGTCTGAGTTGTTACAAGGAGATCAGAGTAGGGATTGTCAATCTTTTCGATATTCCAATTGGTTTTAAATTCGCCAAGCCATACTTTCATAGACTGCAGAATCACATCCTCCACCAAATAAAGAGGAGAGGAGACATTATCACACTTAGTATTCATGCACTTTAAAGTATCATAGGGTGTTTTATTATTTTTGGAAAGCCTAGTCATCATGCGTTCGCACTTACCGCAATATACAAGTCCGGCAAGAGGGTTCATAAGAGTGGTAGAACTAGGTACGGAAGCATGACTACGTGTCTTCATAATATTCTGAGCAGCTTCATACATCTCCAAAGGAATAATGGCCGGATGAACTCCGTCCACGTAAGAATGTCTATCGCCTTTTTTGCGGTGCTTTTTTACTTGGCCATTCACTAAGTATTTATTTTCTTTTTTGTATCCCCATCTTAACTTACCTGCATACACAGGATTTCGCAATATGTCAGATATACTGGACTTGGTCCACTCAGAGCTGATCAATGGCTTGATACCTAATTCGTTGAGTCTATTTGCTATTTTGGTGGGTCCTAGTCTTGTAATAACTCCATTATCTGTAGGAATACCAGATAAATATAAATCATAGATAGTCTTAACAACATTTGCCTGATCCGGTATCGGATTAAGTGTATATCCTTTGTTATTGCTAATCTTGATCTTCTCGTATCCATAAGGAGGCACTGAGGCTAGATATAAACCTTCTGAAGCAGCCTTGAGCCGTCCGGTTTGGAGTCTTCTGGTTATCGTCTTATATTCCCTGCGACTCATAAATAATCCAAATTCAAAATATTCTTCATCCGCTTCGTCATCCGGATTAAAAACCTTAGAAGGAGTAATGATAAGAGTACTGTTGAATTTGAAGGTTTTCGCAACCACTCCTTGATCCGAAGTGTCACCACGAGCCAATCGCTCTACTTCTATTACAAGCACACCCTTAAGTTTTCCCTCATTTACCAAAGCAAGTAATCGCTGCATCTCAGGGCGAGCTTCAATCGTCTCACCGGATACTACTTCGCGAAAGATATATTCTTCAGGAATGGATAATCCATAACTACTTGCAAGTTTGGTCAATATGTCCTCATGACGCTTCAGAGTCTCGCCTTCTCCATGGGACTCTGCTTCAGCATCCTTACGAGACTTACGCAGATAAGCTCCATATTCACCTATTGGAAAAGTGTAATTATTAGCCATAGTAACATACCTCCTAAAAATTAAAAGCTCTGGTTGAAAATCACCAGAGCGTAGTATATAATATAGTAAAGACGATATCTTAGCTCCAGCTGAATATCGTCTGACGCTCCTGTTCATAGCAGGGGCGTTTTTTATTGTAAGTTATATTCTTGTTTCAGACTTTCTAAATTACTATCGAATTCGTCTGAAAGACTATCAAGCTTTTCTTCAAAATCTTTTTGTTGCTCATCAAGTGACTTAAATTCTTCAGTTTTACCAGAAATCAAATCACCTGTCTTGTAATCGTATATGTCTACATTTTTTCTTATATCTTCATATGCCCAAAAAGACTTTATGTTTTCGTTATCAGTATTATTAATTAAAATAACTTCCCATTTAGGATTAGACATTATTGATAAATACATACATGATATGGAAAAATCTTCATAGTCATTCTTGATTATTATATCGGCTTTGACTTGTATTCCATCGTCTTTTACGCTGATTTCATCAAAACCAATGACCGCTTCGAATTCAATATCATTGAGTGCTTCATTTACAGCTAATAACAATCCGTCTGAATCAGGAACGGAGTCAATATCTGCATAGTTAACATTAGTATTATCAAATTCGATTGGAACTTCTATAGGAGAATATTCTAAAGAAGCGTTAGAAACATAATTATCCTGAGTCGATTTGTTGGAACAGGATGTGAAGGAAATTACAGTAAAAATACCTAAAAATAATAACATCCGACTTTTCATCTCTCTACTCCTTTTAAATAAGTAAAATTACTCCATTGAAAATATAATAGCTTATTACAAAATAAAACTCAATATATATTATTTTGAAATAATTACCGAAAGTTTAGCGAAATAGTTATATAAGAAAATGTAAAGATTTTCATTTTTTATAAATGGGTGTACAATATTTAACATATACATAATAATATATTGAAAAACACAAACAAACGTTCTATAATGTAACTAAGGGATTTCGGAAAAAATAACATTATTGGGGTGATTATTTGAAGAAAGACACAAGAGAAGAAACGATCAGCAAAATGCAAAAATTATTAGAAAAAGCTAATGATGATCAAGTAAGAATTATTTATCTGATAATTCTTGGTATTATTAATAAACAATGAAAGAAAAAACGAGTAGTTTTATTGACTACTCGTTTTTTTTATAAAAATATTATCTATCAAATCCTCTATTAAATCCCATTCAGTTGGAGTTAGTCTAGACAAAGCTAAAAAGGCATTTTTGGCAAACTCACTTTCATTGGCCATTATCTTTCCAATATTAATTGCTAATTCTTCATCTCTAGAAAGTTTATCAAATAATTCCCCGGTACCATACCTTAACCATACTTCATTAACATTGAATGACATAACTAATAACTTAATATGCTTATCAGTTACATTTCTAGAACCACTTTCGATACTTGATATTCCAGATTTTGAAAGACCGATTGCATTTCCAAATTGTTCTTGATTTAATTCGAGCGCATCTCGCAGTTCTTTCACTCTTAAATTGATTTCGTTCATAGCTCTCACCCCCTTCAATTTGATAATATCACTCAAAGTTCTGTTTGTAAACAAAAATGTTAAAATACTATTGACAAAGTTCTGTTTGTGGAATATTATATTCACATACAGAACAAACTACACATTAATAAATGAAAGGAGATGCCATATGAACGATACTGATAAAAAAAGATTAGAGCTGATGATGGAAAAGTTTACAAAAATTTCTGAGAGCGAAAAAAGATATGTTGAAGGTTATATCCAAGCGGTAGTGGAAATTAAGACATCGAATGCAGATAAGAAAATGACGGCATAAAAAGGAGAGACATCAATGTTAACAGCAGATCACATAATTGGCAGAATTTCGTTAAGTGAGGCATCGGTTAAATACAGAGATCACAGAGCTGCAATTTTGGCAGGATATTTTGATCATATTACCGAAGTTAATCCAGCGGAAGTAATTCAGACGGCTGAAGTATCAAAATTGTTGAAATGGACTTTTCATAATAACTAAATTTTCGTTAACTTGAGAGGGTATCTGGCATACTAACTATGCAGCATATTCCAGATCTTATCATTTGAATAAAGAAACCAGTACAACCAGAGTTGCATAACTTATATCAAAGGAATTGTGAGGTGATCGTATGGCAGTAGTACTCGAACTTAATATTGATGGAGCAACGGTAAAGTTCCGGGATAATGCTATACGGAGTAGAGATGAGTCAGAAAAAATCCTACAAAGGGTATCGGATATGATGCTTCGTCAGCTCAATGCACAGCATAATGCCAAGCGATTTAAGGAACTTGAGAAACTAAAAGAAGAAGCCGCTGAGTAGGCGGTTACCGGATGGACAAGCCAAGAAAGAAGGATAACATATTGAATTATTTAAAACTTACCGCCGAGAGGCGGCACTAATGCAGCCAATGCCGGTCCACATCCCGTATAAAATGCAGATGGGTGCCAGATTACCCGATCTGAATACTTTCTAGCAAGCTTTACTGATTTCTAGTGTGGAAATCTTAAAAATCGGAGGATTTGCAGATTACTGCTATCGATTGCAACTTATCAACAATTCATTTAGGCATTGGCCGGAAAAGAGGAGATAGCAGCAGAGTTATGCAGGATTTATTGCTTTATCCATATAAAAGCGGCGATCGGGTTTCTTTTTATTAATAAATGTTAGGACAAGCTAAGGCTTTAACAATAGGATAGCATGGCTGGAAAGGAGAAAAATAAAATGAGTAGAGAAGAAATATTAGAACAATTATCGGAAACACTTATGAACTTTGTAAAAGAGACAGCTACTAAAAATAAAAGAGAGACTTCCGTATCAGAATTAAATGCAATGACGGAAGCCTCTAAGACATTGGTGGAAATAGCAAGAATAAAAATATCGAATTAATCCTGATTATTTGCTATTTCGTAGATTTTGTTGTAAACAGCCTCAAAAAAGTTAGCAGTGTGTTCACCAGTTTCCTTGTATGTAGATTCTGCAGTACTTGAGACTTTTGCAACAACTATTTCGGTCGCATATTTTAGAGCTAATGATTTTGCGTCAGACATAATATTTCTCCTTTCGTAAAAATTCGGTATGCCAGTACCGTGATTTTATTATAGGAGAATAATGGAAAACAATCAAGGAGAAAGGAGGACAACCTTTGAAGAAGAGAACAAAGTATAAAATCAAAGTTTTAATATCTTTCTTTACATTTTCAGTATTTTTTATTTTATTGTTTGGAATTCTTGGCGCCTTGGAGTGCGACACCATAACAATAGGACAAGCATTAAAGAGAGCTGCTATATGCCTATTAGTATTGGGAGCAGATGCTTGGTGGATTAATGTTCTTGGTGGGAGGATTAAGTGTGCTAGTAAGATGCATGACATGTCGGAAGTATTGGATTACGAAGAAAGAGACAAAGCAATATGAGTGTAAAAATTGTAAGAAATTAAGAAAGAATGGGGGAATACGTTATGCCAAGAGGAATTATTAGACGTATCGATGATTTAGGAAGGATTACATTACCAAGTGAATATAGGCTAACAGGAAGACTTGTACCGGGATTAAAAGTGGACATGCGTTTAGAAGGACAAGTCATTTGCTTAAGGTTAGGACAAGCAGATTTTGTTGGTATCAAGAGACCTATTGATGGTCTGGGTAGAGTAACCATACCTAAGGAGTATCGCAGATCGCTGCACTTCGCAGACAGGGAGCTCGTAGACATATACATAGTAGATGATGATATCTGCATCAAAAAAGAAATGCTGCAATGTGTATTTTGCGAATCGGACAATGAGGACAAGCTGATCGTGAGAAATGGAGTTCATGTGTGCGAAGAGTGTATTGCTGAGATGGCGGGATCTATTGATAGGAGTGTGGACCGTGAATGCAGTGAACAAAGTAAAGTATTACAGTGATGGTATTACCAGAATAACGGATGCGTTTTGGCTGGTAAGATGTCCAGAGTGTGGACATGACAATTGGAGTCTTACATATGGTTGGATATGCCCGGCTTGTAAATCAGATAAAGCAGTATATACCAATTCTACAATAAAAATAAGCCCGTCTTCTTAGGCGAGAAGGCGGGCAACAGTCAGCCGAGATGCCAACTAAAATATTCAATTAGATTATAGCATATCGGTGATTTAAAGTCAATAAAACAAGGGGTCACGACTCCTTTATATAACACTCTTAGTATATTAAAGTTAGGAGAATCTGATATGCCATATTGGAAAGATACATGGCTCTTTCCAAACTCCATAGAGTACGAATACAAATTCGCAGGTAAATATGGAGCAAAGGGAGAAAAGAGATTACCAAAGAAGAAAGCAACAGCAGAGCAGATACAGAAGCAGAACCAGTTCAATCGGGAAAAGAACATGAGAAGACTGATCAAGGCAAACTTTGCACCAGATGATCTGTGGAATACGTTGAAATATCCTAAGGGAACCAGAAAGCCTTTAGAAGAAGTGAAGAAAGATCTCAGAGGCTTTTTAGATGATATGAGAAAAGAGTATAAAAAGCAAGGGGAAGTGCTCAAATTCATTTACCGATTAGAAATTGGTGATCGTGGAGGCATCCATATTCACATTTTATTAAATAGATCACAAAATATCAAAAACACGGATATTTTGATCCAAAAGAAGTGGAAGCATGGACGGGTGAATTATCAATCACTGTATGAGTATGGTGGATATCAGAAGTTGGCAAATTACATAGTGAAGAAGCCAAATGAGGAGCAGCAAAAACAGTTGAGTATCTTTGATGAGGAAGATCGAAAAGAGCTGATCAAGTATTCCTCTTCCCGTAATCTCATTCGGCCGGAACCTGAGAGAAAGACTTACAGACGCTGGACAATGCAAAGAATGATTGTGAATGGACCTAAGCCCACACCAGGTTATTATATTGATCAAAACTCAATCCGGTTTGGAGTAAATGAGTATACAGGAATGTCGTATTTCCAGTACACCGAATGCCGAATTAATGAAATTCAAAGTAGGAGCAGCCCAGAATGGAAGGCTTGGGAAGGAGAATAAAAGGTGAAAGTAACGATCTACATAGATGTGTATCATACCGGACACCTGAAGTATGGTACCGGTACATATAATCTGCTATTGGAGTATATCGCTGACAAAGGACTTGTGACAAAGCGAGTTCACGGTGGTATCAAAAGAACAACGGCGAACCGCACAGCAGTGGCAGCATGTATAGCAGCATTAGAGCAAATTATCCTTCCTTGCGATATTAAAATAATCATTAATTCAGAGTATGTAACTCAGGCAGTAAATACAAAAGAATGTTTCAAGTGGTTGAATACCGGTAAGAACGCGAAGGGGAAGCCAGCTAAGAACATGGACCTCTGGAAGCAAGTATTTGAACTGATGGACAAGTATCATGTAACCTTTGAATTTGCTAAGGCCAACCAATATACACTATGTATGATATCGATGGCAAAGAAGGTAAAAATTGAATATAAGGAGGATGAAAACAATGTTTGAAGTATTTGGAGAATTTGATTCCGCTGAAGAAATCAATCAGGCGGCAGCAGGACTTCTGGCCGAGGGAGACACAAAAAACATTTTAGTCTTGGCCAAGGAGAACGGACTAGATAAAGATTTTGCTCAAGCATACATCGATGGAGATATACCGGTGTTAACCGATCCACTTATGGCAGCAGTTGGCAAGGTTGAACTGGAACGAGAAAGTATTACAGATTCATTTTTCGGCGGAATGAAAGATGACATGATTAACTATCTTCTCACGGCCAGTTCTGATCCGGTGTTCGCGGGTATCGTTCGTAAGAAGGGAAAGAGCCTTAAAGGTTGCTTTGAGTACTGTAAAAAGGAAATTACAAAACAGCTTAGTAGCAAAAATGGTAGCTTGAGGGACCGAGTTGTGTATGCAATGGAAAATGATTACTACACGAAAGGATAAGCGCCATGAAAAAAGCGGATTTGCTCAATTTGGGTAAGATAGAAGTAACGAAAGATATCGTTGACATCGCAAAAGCAGATAAGCCAACGAAACATAATTTTTATGGTAGAACAAACAGTGTATATAACTACTATTGGTTCTTCAGAGTAAAAGTATTTGAAATTGGAGATCAGCAGATTTTGAAAATAGCATTGTTTAGGAGAAAAGAAGTAGTTAGAGGATTAAAGACACCGGCCTACTTGATTTTTATTTCAAAGACGGAAAATAAACATCTTACATATGATTGTGATGAAAAAAAGTGGAAAAAGTGCAAGATCGACTATCTTGAATGTGGAGAAAGTTATTATTGCTATACGATTGGAAGATATTATAGCAAAGAGACAGAAAAGGTTATAGTCGAATATTTGGATAACGATAAAAAGACTCCATATGAATCCATATTCTCGTTTCAATCAAATGTTTTGGCTGAAAATTTACACAGACAGCATAGAAAAATCACAGATCGCATTGATGCTGCGATGGAATTAGTTCCGGAGTTACCAAAGGATTTTTACAGATGGATAGATGAAATAGCGATGATCAAAAGTAGATATATATATTACAACTATTCAAAAAATGTAAAAGAGGGTTATTGTACTTACTGCAAGAAGATGGTACCGGTATCCAAACCTCATCATAATGGTCAAGGAACATGTAAAAGCTGCAAAAGTAGAATAACCTACAAAGCAATTAAGAAAGCAGCAAAGGTTCGAGATTATGGATATGCAACAATATTTCAGAAGACCAAAGAAGGTTTTGTAATGAGGTATTTTGAAATATCTAGATTTTTTGATGATATCTATAAACCGTCTCAAAATATTGTGGAGGCAATACGAATTTTCTATAACAATAATTTCAATGTTGTTGGAGAGTATGAGTATGCAGAATTTAAGAATACGGGAATCTATCGGTGGTGCTTCTGGGAAAGCAGAGGGTGGAACAATAACAGATCAGAGTATCAATCGACTTTATATGATGGCAATTTAAAAAAGGTATTTGACGGAACGGAGTTTCAATATTCCTGTATTGATTTATTCACAAAGGGATTGAAAGGGGATCAGTTTTATCCGGCAGAATATCTAAAGAGTTATCGCAAGCATAAATACATAGAGTATTTGGTGAAGTTAAAGTTATTTCAATTGACCAAAGGATTGATTAGATCCGACTACGGACATTCTGAAGTTAATGAGTATGGGAAAAGAATACACGATGTACTTAAGGTATCAAAAGAACAAGTTAAGATGCTATGTGAGATGAATGCAAACTTAACCGAATTGAGAGTTTTGCAAAAAGCCAATGAAGCAGAAGTAAGAATGAATAAAGAACAGCTCAGGTGGTTTGCTACTAATATGGGGCGAAACGACTTAATCAACTTTATGAAATACTCCACTGCTCACAAAATAATCAGGTATTTGAAGGAACAATCAAAGTGTATCAATGTGAACCGACTTAGTACAGATTACTATGATTACCTGGACGCATGTAGAAAACTAGGTTACGAAATGAAAAATGGATTTATCCTCTTTCCGAAGAAATTAATAGAGGCTCATGATTTAGCAGTAGCGGAATGGCAGCAGAAGAAGGACCGCATTGATAAGATGAAAGAAGAAGAGCGAAATATTGAGATGGAAAAAGTGGCTGAAATACTTGTAAAACAATTTTCTATGAAAGATAAGCATTTCAGCATCAGGATCCCTTGGACATGCGAAGAGATAAAGAAAGAGGGACAAACTCTTCATCATTGCGTTGGTGGTTATGTTGATCGGGTGCTGTGTCAGGAAACAGCAATTTTATTTATTCGAAAGAATGAGGAGATTGATGTTCCGTATTACACGATGGAGGTTAGAAATAATCAAATAATCCAGATTAGAGGTAAAAACAATTGTTCAACTACACCGGAGGTTCAGGCTTTCGTGGATAAATTCAAATTAAAGATGATTAATCAAGTGGAAGAAAGGATGGCAGGATAAATGCACAAACATCATATTGTCTTCCGGTCACAAGGCGGTCTAGATACTGAGGATAACTTAATTGATCTTACCTTTAATCAACACGAAGGTGATAAAGGGCCACACCAGAGCAAGGAGGCGGATTTGTGTCTTAAGACGGATCTACAGAAGTATTACAGTGAAAGGTTTTATGATGAAGAATACTCAATTGGAGAGATAGCAGCCATCCTGCGTAAATCGGAAAAATACATAGAAAAGCACTTCAGGAAGGTGAAGAACTTTGCAGGAACCTATCAAAGAGAAGACATCATCCGCAAGTTAATGGGCGGAAAACTATATTAGGAGGCATGGTTATGGTTAATGACGAATTAATACAGGAATATAGCTACGAGGTAATCAAAGGGATTATCCGGGGAAAGCTCAGCAGCGTAGCAGAGAGTTTTGTAAGTATCGGGTACCAATTAAAACAGGTACGGGATAAGGAAATGTATAAGGAAGATGGATATGAGGATATCTGGGAGTTTGCAGAGCAGGAGTTTAGTCTCAGTCAGCCAAGTGCATCAAGGTTTATGAACATCAACGATAAATATTCAGTAGACGGGAATGGTATCCTTCTCCTTCCTCAATATGCTGGATATGGATGGAGTAAGCTGTCTGAGATGCTTTCACTAACAGATGAGCAGTTGAAGTTGGTATCAGATAAGACAACAAGGGTAGAAATTCGTGAAATTAAGAAGGTAGTTACCGAAGTAGCAGAGGCTGAAAATGAAGTTTATGCGCATGCGCATAAAACCGAGGAAAGCCATGAAAATACTCAATCGGAGAACAGTTTATCAGATCAAAAAAAATACGTAATTCCAGATGCTCAAAAATTCATGATTGGCTTTTTTCGTCCAAAGGCAAACAGGGAAATTATGAAAGAGATAGCTAATATGTATTCAATCACTTCTACTTTCAAATTATTTTCGGATCAGGCAGCAGAGTTGATTAACCCATCAGGACATCTCATGTTCAAGCAGATACCGGTAATACTGATGTTTGAAGAGGACCATATCAAATATAACAGCTTTGGGAAACCAACAGTAAATTATACATATTACGATTTCTTTTCAGACATGATACAGGTATTTGACCTTTCACTGCCGGATCCATGGGTAGCATTCTATGGAGAACCGGAACCGGATCCGATACCGGAGCCAGAGAAACCAAAGCAGGTATCAAAGCCTGAGGTAAAACCAACACCCATGAAACCGGAAGTTAAAAAGGAAACGAAGCCAGCTCCTAGAGAGGACAGTAGAAGGCCAGAGCCGGTGAATGCAGATAGTATTCTTCCTGGACAACTTGCTATCGATGATTATCCAGAGTTAGATCCAGAACGATCGGAAGAAGTTCAAGAGGATAACTCATGGCAGCAGGATCAGGAGGACAGTCAGGATACAGAGCAAATTATCAATGAGCCTGAAGCTGATATTGAGATATGTGAAGCGGATATCGTACATACAGAAGATATTAAGGTGGATCATGAAATCAAAGTCATCTATAACGAAGATGCCGGTGAAGTAGAAGTACACCTGGATGGCAGCAGAGGTATAAACATAATCAGAGTAATAGATACCAGCACAGGAGAGAGCTGGGAGGTTGATATTAGTGAACATCAATGAAGGAAGATCTGCAATGTTTTTCTTCTTCATGGGACTGATAGAAGAGGATCCGGACAAAGACAAGAGTGTAGAACTCAGCTACATTGAAATGAAACACTTAAAAGAACAGGTGATCAAAAGCTGTATAGGTGACCTGCAGATTATCTGCAATGCCATGGATGATTATGCGAAGCAATTAGAGGAATTTATAGCGGATAATGAAATGCATCCGGTAGCAGTAGCGAGGTATGAGATCCATGCAGACAGATGTAGGAAAATTAGTAATAAGATAGCGGATCAGATTGGATACGATAAGGCCAAGGCATTGGAGAAATGCATGAAACGACAGGAAGAGAAGCAGGATGATATCGGAGAAGATGCTCTAGCACTTGCTGCGAAAGGCAAAAAGAATTTAGGTTCATAGTTGTCATTTAACATATCACAATTTTAAATGGCCATGTCATAGCACTTCCCGGAGGGATAATCCTCCGGGGGGAAGGAGTTTTATGAGAGACATCATCTGTTACAAAACACAGAAACCATGTACAAAATGCTTAACATTTTGCGACCATAGAACAAGAGAATACCATAGGAGACTCAGGAAAGTATTAAGAAAATGCAGTGGAATATGCAGCATATGCAGAAATGAGGAATTATGTAAGCAAATGCGAGAAGGGAGTAAGGATGAAGACATTAGAAAATAGACTTACAAAGGAAGATGTTAAAAAGATGGGTATGTTTGAATTGGCTCATAATCAAGTATTTGCCAAGGATGGTTGGGCATGGTACAGAGATTTTGAGAGGGAGATATCCATCATCGATTTAATCAAAGAAATAGCTACTAAACATAACATAGAAGACGATCTGCTTTCAGCAAATGAAGAAGACTTCGATGAAATTATGACAGACAATCTTCAATTCGGAACAAATACATTGTATGGAGTATTAGCAATGTATTATCAGGCTTTATGGGCAATGGGTGATCTTAGATCATGGTTAAAGCCTTATGAGGATACAGGTTTATCTCCGGAAGAGGTAGAACAGCTTAAAAAAGATGAGGATTACTGGCATAGAGAAGCGCTCAAGTGGGCATCAAAGCTAGGAGAACAGAGATTGGAGTATGCAAAGTTACTCATTCAATTTGGAATACCGGAGCAATTCATTACGGATGATGGGCTAGAGAAGTTTATGGATGCCAGCCGGCAGCAGGATTAACCAACCGACCACTGGCATCGAGTAACATCAAATATCAATACAATGCTATTGATCAATCCATAGGCATTGTAAGAGCAATCGAAGATCATGATATAGTTTTCTTCTTTTCGCCTTATTGCATTTGATAGCATAAAAGTAAACCGCTCCTGACGATCATCTTCGATGCGAAAATATAGCGGTTTAAGATCTCTGGTGCTCTTGTAAGAGACAATAACCTCAACAGAGTGACCAGAAGGATGCTTAATGGATGGACGGTGGTCCGGCTGAAGAAATGGCATAGTATCACCTCGTTAAAATAGTGATATGATTATAGAACATTTGTTTGCATTTATCAATATGAGATTGGAGGAAAGTATATGAATGAAGCAAGGGAAAGGTTGATTAAAGCAATCTGTATTATTGCTGCGGAGTTGGATATTGATCCGGTGTTAACCAAAGCTTGTGTTGAGACTCTTTCAAAAGATGAGCTGATAGAGAAATATATTGAACTAAAGGATACTCGTCTTAAAAAAGAGAATCTGAGACTGGTTGAACTATTGATTGGCTGATAAGCAGAAAGGAATGTATGAAGGATCATAATGGTATAAAAGAGTGTTTAACGGATAGTAAGCAAGTAAGAGAAATGATAATCAACAACCCAGATCTGCCATTAATATTCCTATGCGGTGAAGAGTGCTGGACGGATGAATTCGGATATCTGGTAAATATCGGACATGCTGAAATCCAAGAATTAACACTCTACAAAGAAATGTTAACTACAAGAGAGGACTTAGAAGAAAGACTGGGTGACGATTTGTTCATGAAAGAACTGAATGAGGAAGAAAATGAAAAAATCTTTCGAGACGAATTAGCAATGTATGTTTTTAAAAAGGCAATAACAGTCACCCTGGGTTGATATTCAAAGAAGGGAGTTATAGGAACGTGGCAATATTAAATTACACAACTACGATAGATGCTTTTAAGACTGTATCCGAGATTGAATATATCTTGATGAAACACAAAGCTAAGTCAATCATGAAGGAATTTAATGGGGAAAGTATTACCGGATTATCATTCTTGATTGACACTGGATACAATCAGATCCCGATCAAGATGCCGGTGAAGGTTGCTGAATGTTTAACGGTACTTAAGAGGGAAAAGAGAAACGGTACCAGGACCATAAAGGATACTAAGGAACAGGCTGAGCGTGTAGCATGGAGGATCCTGAAGGATTGGATTGAGGCACAGATGGCATTGTTAGATATCGAGATGGTTCGGATGGAAGAGATATTCATGCCTTACATAGTGGATGCAGCAGGCCGAACACTATATGAGAAATTGGAAGAGAAGCAGTTTCTACTTACAGCTCTGGATTAGAGCAGAAAGGGAAGTATGAAGCCAATACTATTTAACACAGAGATGGTTAAGGCAATTTTAGCCGGTAAAAAGATTATGACTAGGCGAAAAGTTGATACAGATATATCAAATAAATTTGACTGTGAAGCAGATGGAAAACCAATCGCTTTTATAGATCAATCTACCGGGGATCATTACAAACCTACAGATCCATGCAGGTACCAATCGGGAGATATTCTCTATGTAAGGGAAACTTATAAAAGGAATATGGATGGTTACTCAGGTATTGACTTTGGAGGGTACATATATAAAGCCGATTGCAAACAAGTTTTCAAGGATGATTATAACCCATGGCACCCATCCATTCATATGCCGAAGGAGGCAGCAAGGCTATTTCTAAAGGTGACAGGGGTGAGAGTGGAACGGTTGCAGGATATTACGTGCGTAGATGCTGAAATGGAAGGTGTTTCAAGTACGATTTATTGGACTCCAAATGAAATGGATAATAGGCCATTTGAAGAGAAATGGTGGGATGATTATCACTTCTGGACACATTATCCTCAGGTAGCGTTCAGCAGACTATGGGATTCTACAGTTGAGAAAAAGGATATTGACCGTTACGGATGGAGTGCTAATCCATATGTATGGGTAATCTCGTTTGAGCGGATCAGTAAGGAGGAAGCGATTTGACTATCACAGAGCTAAAGAATGAGATAGCAGGGAAGTATAGTGTTGGGCAAGAGATAACATTATGGATAAGAGAGGGAGAGAGGTCAGAGCCTTCTCCGGTCAAGGTTAAGATATTAGGATTTTATCCAAACCATGTACTGATTGAGAGAAAAGGATTTAAGGAAGGATATTCATTTTTTGATTTATTAAGATTATCGGTGAAGCCGGCAAAGAAGCCGGTCGTAATACCAAAAAAATTAACAAGAGTAGCAGCGAGCTTAGTTTAAAGAAAAAACTCAAATATAATCTATAAGGCTAATAAGCAGAAGGGAAAATGTATGATTAAAACAGAGGTATTAGAAATAAAAAAGCAGATAAAGTATGAGAATTGCTCAATAAGTAGGATCAGAGGATGTTATGTTGACGGAGAGAAAAACATCAAAGCAGTGTTTAATGAGAACTTCCTTTGTCTTCCGGAAGAGGAACAATTCAAATATCTTGAGATTTTTAAGAAGACATTATCAGGAGGCCTAGGAAATAACTTAATCAATCTTGATTTTCCTATGGCAGCAGGGGAACCGGGTGACACAAAGAATTTATTGCTAGAGATAGTTACATCAGAACTGAAAGAAGATGAGCAGGCAGAGGAACTTTTTCAGAGAATTATTAATACATACTCATACCCAGGTAATTATCTTGTTCTGGCTATTTATACCGCTTACGATATTCCGGGAAAGACGATGGATAAACAGGAGCTGGAGGATGCTTCTGAGGAGGTTTATAAATACATCCTATGCTCAATATGTCCAGTCAAATTATCAAAGCCTGGGTTGAGCTATAACGAGGAGATGAACCAAATCAAAAAGCGTGTTCAGGATTGGGTAGTATCAGCACCGGAGAATGGATTTCTATTTCCAGCATTTAATGATCGTAGTTCGGATGAAAACGGCCTCCTGTATTATACCAGGGATCCAGAAGAGGACCAGAGAGAATTTATTGAAGGATGCCTCGAATGCCAGCTTCCAACGACTGCAATTAGTCAGAAAGAAACATTTCAGAGAATTGTCTCAGAAACAATGGGTGAGAATTGCACATATGAAGTCATCCAAAATATCCATGAAAGACTTAATGACTTGCTGGAAGAACATAAGCTGAAAGAGATCCCACAACCGCTTATGCTGGATAAGATAGCAATTAAAAGGATATTTGAGAACAGCGGAACAGAGATAGATCAGTTAAAGGACTTTGATCAGATTTTTGATGGGTTATCCGGAGAAAATACTTTGCTGCAGGTAGACAACATTGTGAATACAAGGGCATACGAAGTAAAAGCCAATAACGTTAGCATAAAGGTTGATCCAGAGCGCGCCAAGTTGATAAAGACTATGTACATTGAGGGTAAAAAATGCTTGGTGATTGAAATGGAAAATCAGGTTGAAGTAAATGGTATTTCAGTAAAATGATTTAGAGGAGATTATTAGAAAGGGTGGAAGAATTGGATAATAGATCAGAAGAAGAGAGAAGAGCAGCAAGAGAAGTGGAGCATTTAGTGATTGATAGATTAAGGGTGACACGAGAGCTTACAAAAAATCAGTATAACAGACTTATCCAATATGAGAATATACATGGGAGGCTATCTGTTGAAGAGATAGCTAAGAGATTTAATCTGGTTAAGAGATAGTCATATAAGCAGGCCAGAGTTAGGCGGCTCATTCTATAGTCGCTAAATCACCGGAGGTAACCGGATGATTTATCAACCATTTCTTGAGCCGCCAGGTTAAAAGTATAGACTTTAAATACAAAGTAAAATACTTATTAGACTTTGTAAATTAAGGTCATCAAAATTAGGGTTATAGACATCAATGTAGTTCATCAAATTTCAATGGCAGCAGGGGTAAATATTAAAGTATACACTTTCGATACAAAGTAAAATACTTATTACACTTTGTAAAAAAATAAGAATAATAATGTATGTGAAGATGTCAAACCAATTATGGTAATAAGCGATCATAGATGTCAAAACGAAGCGAGTTGAACTGGCAGGCAGCAGGAGCTTCTAAGTAATCAGAAAGGAAGGTATTATGAGTGAGGATCGGTGTGTATGTTGTGGAGTAATCATTCCTGAAGGAACTCAGGTGTGCATTAACTGTCAAAACGGATGCGTTGAGAGTAGACGTGATGATAAAGTTAATAGTATGGCATGTGGAGTAAAGAAGGGAGCATTAAATGATAGTAGTACGACAATGGTGTAAAATTGTAGGTAATACAGTAAGTCATAGATCGTGGGGTATATTCTTATTCGGATTTATTCCTCTGTTCATCCGGGTGAAATATTATGGGTAGATATCCTCGATGCGAAAGATGTCGTGATGAACATACCAATAAGTGTGCTACATGTAATCCGGACATACAACAGGGATTAGAGATAGTTACTGTAGACGATGCAATAGAGTTTTTCATTGAGGAAAATGAAGGATTAAAGAATACAGCAGGAGAAAGAGTTAAACTAACGAAAGAATATCGCATCAATCAAATGGCCATAGAAGCGCTAAAAGAGAAGATCAATAAGTAAATTATTGCATGGCAGCAGTTATAGAAAGAGGTAGATACACATGAAGGTGAAAAAGGATAGAAAGAAGAAGGTAGAAAACTTCGAGAATGATTTAGATATCGAGACTGCCAAAAACATGCTAATGACGCTCCCTATACCGGGGATTATAGCATCAATAGAAATGCAGATTAATATTCTAAAACGTCGCGGAGTTGTTATAAAAGACTGGGACAACAAAAACAGAACAGTAGAGCAGATCAGAATGATTGGTGGTAAAGTTTACTTTTTGGCAATAGATGACAACACGAAGGAGTAATTAAAGATGGAGATGACAATAGAAAAGAAGAAAGATCTGATACCAGAAGAGAAACAACATGAAGAAGATAAGATGCTTTTACGAAGGTATCTTGGCCAGTACTATAGATGCAAGCTTAAAAAGGTCCAACTAGAGCGCAGACTGAAAGAAGTTAACTGGGAATTGAATGAACCAATTGGTGGGAGAGGTTACAGTCAGATGCCAAGATCTCAGACTAATGTAGTTGGGGTAGGAGCAGCGAGTATTACATACCGGATAGCAGAGATAGAGGAACGCATTCAACATCAGAAGGATAACATGGAATTAGCTATGCTTAAGATCATGGATATCATGGACTACTTACCAGAGGACTCGACAGATAGGATGATCCTAGAGCTTAGACATATTGACTGTAGATCATGGGGACAGGTAGTTAAAGAGGCAAGCCTTACAAGAACACCATGCAATGACTACTACAATAAAGGACTAGAGAAGCTTCTTACCTTTAAGAAGGTGAGAAAGATCCTAGAGAACTACAAGAAGTTATTAGACATGGACGAATGAGAAAGAGTACAGTAAATAATACTCTATGCTTACATAAATACGATGAACTATGTATCTTAAAAAGATTTAAAAGAAAGTACACAAAAGTACATTCATCTGTGTTAAATTGGTATCGTAGAAGTAAACCAATGATAAATCCAACAACAATACTTCCATATTCTCCGCACAAAGAGCGTCGTACTCAACCCCCAAGAGTGCGATGCTCTTTTAGTTAGAACAAGTGTATGGATTAAATGCTAAGGTACTACCGGGGTATGGAAATGATGCGGGGCGGGGAACGCCCAAACCTTTTCTCTTTATAGAAAAAAAAATTATGGTACTTCCTTCCTCTTTTTGCTCCTAGAGGGGAGGTGAAAAAATAGTAATAATATGTCAAAATCAAAACATGAAAAGGGTGAGATTTCCAGAGTATGATTGTAAATCAAAAAGTATTATCAAATGTGCTTGGAATAAGTAGTCGAAGGGTTAGACAACTTCGTGAGGAAGGCTTCTTTTTTTTCGCAGAAAATGGTAAAGGTTATCATCTTGAAAAATGCGTTCAGGAGTACATTGAATATAAAATAAATGCGGAAGTGAAACAAGGTACATCAATAGATAAAGAGAAGGAACAGGCAGAGCACGAGAGAGTCAAAAAAGAGATCTCAAAATTAAAGCTTAGGAAGATGAAAAAAGAACTTCATACGGCAGCAGATGTTGAAATGTATTTGAGCGAAATGCTCATTAATTTTAAAAATAGACTTCTTTCAATTCCAAATAAAGTTGCAATCCAAGTTATGGGTGAGAACGATATAAATAGGATCATC